CAGCCGGATTTCCTTCCGGCCGAGGAATACGAGCCGGGAAGACGCCGCTTGAAATGCGAGTGGACAAGCGACGGCGACGGCTATATCCGCCTATACGAGCTGCCGGAGGAGGGAGTGCCCTATGTCATCGGCGGCGATACTGCTGGGGACGGCTCCGACAGCTTTGTCGCTCAGGTGATTGACAACCGGGACGGGCGGCAGGTGGCTATTTTAAGGCACACGTTTGACGAGGACTTATACGCCCGGCAGGTCTACGCCCTGGGCATGTACTACAACGCCGCGCTTGTCGGCATAGAGTGCAATTTTAGCAGCTACCCGATACGGATGCTGCAGCAGTGGCGATATCCCAACTTATATGTGCGGGAGACCTTTGACGAGTACACCGGGGTGCCGAAAAAATCTTTCGGCTTCCGGACCGACCCAAAGAGCCGGCCGGTTATGCTTGCAAATCTTATCACGGCGCTGCGCGACGATGTGTCGCTTGTGTCGGACGAGGACACGCTCACGGAGATGCTTACCTTTGTGCGAGACGAGTCTTTCCGCCCTGCCGCCGAGGCGGGGGCACACGATGACTGCATCATGGCTCTGGCGATAGCCCATCAGATACGCGATTATCAGGCGTCAATGACCGCGGTGCCGGCGGTTAAGCGGGTCGAGTGGACAAGGTCGATGCTTGAGGACTGGCACAAGGCCAACGCCGAGGAGCGGGCTTATTTAGCCGCAAAGTACGGCTACCCGAGCAACGCTTGATTTGACGACGCGACACAAAAAAACAGACAAGGAGCAAAAATAAATGGCCGGCGAAAACATGATTAAGCTGCGGGAGTGGCAGGATCGACTTGCAAAAAACGAGATGCCCTACTCCGAGATTGTCAAACAATTCGACGAGAGGGAAAAGATATACACGGGCGACAGCAGGCTGCGGGCGGTGGTCGAGGGCGATCGAAAGCGCAAAACGCCGCACGTGCGTAATGTGGTGTCGGAACTGATAGAATCGCAGGTCGATTCATCGATTCCTCAGCCCAAAGTGACGGCGAGGCGGAAGAAGGACGAACATCTTGCCGAAATCATCGAGAACATGCTGCGGAACGAGCTTGACCGTCTGCCCATGGAGACGCTTGTCGACATGATGGAGCGCACAGTCCCGATTCAGGGTGGCGGGTATTGGCTTGTGGAGTGGGATTCTTCCCAGCGGTCGCACACCACTTCGGGCGAGCTGGCGGTTAGCTTTCTGCATCCAAAGCAGCTGGTGCCGCAGGACGGCGTTACGACCGACATCGCCGACATGGATTATTTTATTCTCAAACTGCCGGTGACAAAGGCTTATGTGCTGGAGCGCTACGGCGTCAACGTTGACACGGACGCCGAGGAGGAGCCCGAGACGAGAGGGCTTGACGATAACGCCATAGAGGCCGACGACATGGTGACCCAGTATATGGGATATGAGCGCAACGGCAAGGGCGGGATATCTCTGTTTTCCTGGGTGGGCGACACTGTGCTCTGCAACTTAGAGGACTATCAGGCGCGGAGGCTGCGTCATTGTAAAGTATGCGGGGCGCCCGAGCCGCCGCCCGGGTTCGAGCCTCAGCCCGGGAAGTTTACCCGTGGCGGGGGTGTGCTGTCGGATATCGGCGATCTGCTTATCGACGACAGCGAGGACGAGGGCGAGAGGGTGACGGGGCATGTCTGCCCGGTGTGCGGGTCAACCGAGTTCGGCGAGGCCGACGCCGAGTACGAGGAGATCTACATGCCGATGACGCTTTCGAGCGGTCTTGAAATCCCGGGTGCGACAATCAAGCTCCGGGGAACGGGTGAGGTTGATCTCGCGGGAATGGAAATCTTTGAGGAAGTAGCCGTCCCGACAAAAATACCCTACTACAAGCCGGATATATTCCCCGTGATACTGCAGCGGTCGGTTTCCGTGTTCGGTCAGCTGCTGGGCGACAGCGACGTTGACAAGATAAAAGACCAGCAGAACACGCTCAACCGGCTGGAAGCCAAAATAATTGACAAGCTTATCAAATCCGGGTCATATGTGACGCTGCCGCCGGACGCCTCTATCAGGCGGGATGCCGACGACGGCAAGACTATTACCGTCAGTAATCAGGCGGAAATAGGACTAATCAAGGTGATTGACCTTGAGGGCAACATCCAGCAGGACATGGCTTATGATCAGTTAGTCTACGAGCAGGCGCGGCAGATTATCGGAATCACAGACAGCTTTCAGGGGCGGCAGGACCGCACCGCCACATCGGGCAAGGCTAAGGAGTTTTCAGCCGCACAAAGCGCGGGGCGGCTGGAATCCAAGCGGCGGATGAAGGACGCGGCCTTTGCGACGCTGTTTGAAGTGATGTTTAAGTTCAAACTCGCCTATGCGGACGAGCCGCGGCCGGTGGTGTCAAAGGACTACCGCGGCGATACTGTCTACTCGGAGTTCAACCGATACGATTTTCTCGAGGTTGACGCGGTTGGCGAATACTACTGGAACGATCAGTTCTTGTTCTCGGTGGATTCAACCGCTCCCCTTGCGTCTAACCGCGAGGCGATGTGGCAGGAGACGCGGCTGAATCTGGAGAGCGGGGCGTTCGGCGATCCGCGGGATCTGTCTACGCTTATACTGTTCTGGAGCAAAATGCAGCAGCTCCATTATCCGGGGGCAGGGGAAACAAAAAAATACCTTGAAGATCGCGCAGAGGAGCAGCAGGCGCAGGCTGCCGCCATGCAGGCGGCTAACGCTCAGGCGGCGGCAACCGGTCAGATGCCCGGCGGCGCTCCCAACATGCCGCCCGGAACGGCGATGGTGCCCGGCGGCGCTCAAAACATGCAGCAAGTACCGCCTCCGGCCATGCCTACGCCCGGCGGAAACAATCAGATATAACCCGCGTTGGCTCGGCGCCTCTGCGGTTGTATACAAAATAAAAACTCGAAAGGAGGTGCGGCAGATGGCAGAGAAGATTAACGGCTATGTGGGCAAGATCGGCAACGGCGGGACTATCAACGTAAAAGCCCCGGACGCGGGAAAGACAAAATCCGGTAAGACCGTCGTCAAACGCGGGAATGATCTCCGCGTGAAGACCCAGAAACCGGGCAAATAAAATCTAAGCTTCCCGGCGCCCGGTTTCCCGGGAAGCCAATATAAACAGCGAAAGGATTACAAAAAAATGGATATTGATTATGCCGCGCTTTTCGGGCTTAACGACGCCGGAGAGGGCGCGGAAGGCGGCGAAGGCGCTCCCGGCGGTGCCGGCACGGACGGAGGCGGTGATGACGGTGCGCAGGTCAATCTAAACCCGCAGCAGGCGCAGCCGGCCGCTGCCAATGCGCAGCGTGGAGCCGGTGAGCCGGACAATGCCGGCTCGAACGGAGGCGATGATGACGGCGGAAGCGATCCCGATGCCGAAGGCGCTCCCGGTGGTGCCGGCGGCGATGGCGGCGCGCGGGGCAATCTAAACCCGCAGCAGGCACAGCCGGCCGCTGCAAATACACAGCAGAGAGCGGGACAGCAGCCCGCGCCTCAGAGTATGCCGCAGGGCGGTGATTTGTCCGCCGAGCTGCTGAGAGCTGGGCTTAAAGACCCGTACACGGGCAAGCCTATAACCACGCTTGAGGAGCTGAGAGCCTACTCGCAGCGGGCGGAAGCTGCCCGAGCCGAAGAATCGAAGCGCCAGCGGGACGAGGTGAGACGGCGCACCGGCATGACGGAAGCGCAGTTTGATGAGTTTATCAGCGGCCTTGACGAGGTGAGGAGCGCCCGCGCCGAGAGGGACGCAGCCGCAGCCCGTGAAGCCGAGCGCAGCCGTGCCCGGCTGGACGCGGATATCAAAGAGCAGGTAGCCGCAATCAACGCGATAAATCCCGCCATAAAGACACTTGCCGACCTGCACACCATGGATACATATCCGCAGCTGTATGAGCATGTCAAGCGGGGCGCAAGCATCCTTGACGCCTACCGGCTTGCCAACTTCGATTCGCTTGTTGCCGGCGGCGGGAAGGCATCGGCGAATAACGCTCCGCGGAACGCGGACACGGCTCCGGAAGGCGCACCCGCCGGGGATCAGGCGCAGCAGCAGATTGACGCCGCGGCCGTCCGGCAGTCGGCGCTGAACGCGCAATCAAAACAGCATCTGAACAAAACCGTGCAGAGAGGGAAGGGAGCGGTGAGCGTGCCGGCGGATGTTGCCGCTCAGTACCGCATTTTCATTCCCGATTTGACGGATGCAGAGATACAAAAACATTACAACGCCGACCTTAAGCGTTGACGTTGACATGACTTGAAAAGGAGTAAAATGACATGGCATTTCTTATTCACTCGGTGGACGACGGGCGGATTCCCTCCTGGGAGTATCTTCCCGTGTCCGCTATAACCCCGAAGGTGGGGATGGCTCTTGTGCAGACCAGCGGAAATCTCGCCATTGCCACCGGCACTAATAAGCCGACATATATCAGCATGTGTGAGCGTCAGACCGCCTGCACTGCCGGCGATCTTATCCCGGTAATCCGGGTGCAGCCGGACATCATCTTCGAGGCGCTTAACTCCGCCGCCATGACGTCGGTCAATCGCGGCGACAAGGTGACCCTTCACGCCTCAAACGGTCTGGCGATTACCGCAACTACCACTTCTGGAGTTGCCGAGGTGGTAGAAAAACTTGACGCCACCTCCAGCGGCTATACCCTGGTGCGCTTCCCGTAAGCGACTAACTAACCTGAAAGGAGATTAAAAGACAATGGCAAATATAACATTCTCCGAGGCGTCCGGCCTCAATGATTCCATCTTCGGCAAATCGCAGGCTCCGATCCGACTTTTTATAGAGAAGCGCGGCGAAGCTTTTGAACAGAAGTCTATGATCCCGGTGTTCTGCGCAGAGGAGCAGTCTCAGCACTTCGGCGAAAAATACACATCGATGACCGCAATGGAAGGTTTCCAGCCGGTGGGTGAAAACGGCGAAGCGCCTGTTGACGGTATGCAGGAGGGTTATTCTAAGTTCATCGAAAACATGACTTGGAAGAACTCCTTCTCGCTGTCCCGTGAGATCATCGAGGACGCAAAGACAATGGACTTAAGGCGCAAGCCCGAAGCCTTTGTGACGGCTTACTATCGCACGAGGGAGCTCTTTGCGGCGGCTCTGCTCGGCGCGGCGATGACCGCCGCCACCAGCGCCGATTACGGAGGCAGAAAATTCGACGCCACCGCAGCGGACAATCTGTCCTTCTTCAACACCGCTCACCTTTCCAAGGTCAAGGGCGGCACTCAGTGCAACGCCTTCAAAGATGCATTCTCTGATGCGGCGCTCGCGGCAGTAGAAACACGCATGCAGAACTTTTGCGGCGATAACGGGGAGGTGCTCGACATCTCGCCCGACACCATCATCATCCCCAACATATACAGTCTTAAGCAGGCGGTGTTTGCCGTCATCGGCGCAGACCGCGACCCGGATAGCGCCTACAACGGGTTCAACTACCACTTCGGCCGCTGGAACGTGGCCGTATGGCCGTACCTCAATAAGTACGTCTCTTCGGGCACGGCGCCCTGGATGCTGTGTGACAGCAGGTACAACAAGACCGCCGGCGGGTTCGTCTTCCAGAACCGTACGAATCTTGACGTGATCAGCTATCTGTCACAGGGCAACGACGCCAACGTGTGGCACGGCTATGCCCGCTTCACCGGCGGATTTAACGACTGGCGTGCCTACGCGCTGGGCGGGTACTCGTCGGGTCAGACCGCGTAAAGGAGCCTGATATGACCGCCCGGGAGGCTATCAATGCCGCCGATGTCCTGAAGCTCAATGACTTCCCGGACAAGGCGAAGATCGCCATGATTGACGAGATCGAAGGGCGGATACAGACCGAGGTCATGCTGCTTGACCCGTCCGAGATTTCCCGCGTTGAGATCGAGGACGCAGACAAGCAGCTCCTGGCGCCTGCGCCCTATGACCGCCTGTATGTCGACTGGCTTATCTGTCAGATAGACCGCTACAACGGCGAGTACAACAAGTACGCCAACACTGTGGAAATGTTTAATAATTCCTTAGACCTGTTCGCGGCGTACTACATCGAGAAATATCGGCCGGCAGACCGCAAATATGAGCGGGAGAACCCCCATGTGCGGCAAATGTTTGACACGGAGGGATAGCGGAATAAATGAAATTTACAATAAAGGGCTATGAGATATTCCCCCGTGAGACGTTTGTCGGCACCGAGGGCAGCTTCGGCCGTGAGTTAATCGAACTGGAATTCGGCGAGGACTGGGAAGGGCTCGGAGTGACCGTGTCCTTCCTGCCCGCCGGCTCCGAGACCGGCGTGTCGGTGCTCTGGACCGGCGAACCGTTTGTTATGCCGCCTGAGGTCACCGCAACCCGGGGACGCTGCAAAATGGCGGTGGTGGGCAATGACGACGAATCGAGGGCGATAACCGTCTGCGCCGAACTGCTTGTCGGCGGCACAATGGCGGTGCAGGAAGGGCTGTCGGAAGCTGTTACGCCTACGCTCTATGAGCAGTTAGTGGCGGCTATTACGGCGCTCGCGATCAATAATGCGCTGCTTACCGAGCCGCAAGAACTCACCGATGAGCAGATCGGGCAGACGCTTACCAACCTGGGGATCAGCGCGACGCCGGAACATATCAACATGATATCCGGCATAACCGACAACATCATGACGCTGCTGGGGCAGAAGGCCGATACGTCGGCGCTTGCGAACTATTTGACAACTCAGCAGATCGATGAGCGGATCGATTCTAAAATTGGCGCGGCGCAGCTGGAGTGGGCGGGTGTTATCCTCGACAGCGCTATCAACGCTGAATCGGATAACGCGGTAAAAAACAGAGCCATCGCCGCGGCGCTGCTGGAGATATCGCCTGAAAGCCACACTCACACGGTGGAAGCTCTTACCGACAACGAATCGTATGTCCGCATGACGGCGGCAGAGAGGCTGAAACTGCAAGGAATAGAAGATCAGGCGAATAAATACACTCATCCCGCTTCTCATGCCATAAGCGATGTATCCGGCTTGTCTGAAGCGCTTGCCGGCAAATCGCCCAGCGGTCACACTCACGATAAGTTAGAAGCGCTGCCAACGGCAGCGACGCTGAACACGACCCTGACAGACCACAACACCAGAATAACCACGCTTGAAGAGAACACGCCCGAGCCGTCGGGTTCTTCGATAACCGTAGGCGGTTCACAGCTCCCCGTTCCGGCTGATTTCCCGCAGGTTCCCGATGACTTAGACCAGGGCATTACTCACGTATTCGTGACGGTGAACGCCGGCGAGACCGTAAAAATTTATTTCAGCGGCTCTCCAAAGATAGGGTGGAACGGCAGCGAATCTATTGGAAGCACGGCGTCTTCAAGTCCTGCAAGCCACGTATACGAAACAAGCGGACTAAAAGACATTGCAATGACCGCTGAGCCGGGTTACTTTGCCGTGCAGCCGCCGCAAAACGGAGGGGCAAGCTTCTTGTATGGGTCTTCTCCCTCTGTAATAACTGCTCCGGTATATATATTTATTGGCAAAAATGATTATATTTTTCAAAACGCATATCAATCTATAATTGCAGCAGGAAGCACATATGATGCGCTTTATGGCTTGTCCGGATTGCGGTGCCTATATTTTGCAAACCCAAGAACCAACGACATAATCTCATATATGAGCGGTATAAGCAACTCTGCAACGCAGCAAAAAGCGCAATTAAGTGTCGTAGAGTTTCCCGTAAGCATAAC